ACTGTAAAAGCTTCATTGACGATATCATCAATTGCAGTTTCACATTCTGCTTGCATCGCCATTTCACGATACCTGTTAATAAGGTCCGTTTCATTTTTGGCGTGACCATCCAGGTCAATATACTGACCATATACACCACCAGCCTCAATGTCAACCGCACCATCATCATTCGTGGGTGGAACGAATGAAGGTGTATTGTCATTGGTACCCTGACGGGTTATTTCAAATCCAAACAACTTTGCCATAAATTTACTATCCTATCTCGTAATTGGAGGAGCCTACACTATATTTATAGACCCCTCCAGAGAACGATTTAGATTACTGCATTCGCTACATCAACCCAGTAGTCATACTGGAATGTAACAGTAAACTCTTCGATAGTATCATTTGAGTCCCACGCAACGTCAATTGGTGAGAGGTCAACTGGGAAGATACCTACGAAAGTGTAAGTTTTCAATGTGTCGCCACCTTTACCAAACTGCTTGATAGTACCTAGTGACTTCTGTAGTAGAGGGCTAGGTGTACCAATGTTGGCAATATGTGAGTTGATAGAAGTCATCCAACGCTCAAGACCTGTGCGTACTGCAAAGTCTTCATCGTTAATGATGGTTACTGTCCACTCTGCGAAAGTACGGTTGCCCGCTACTTTCATGGTACGACCGAAGTATGGTACTTCGATAACACCTAGTGTATCGCCAGGAAGTTGTGATGCTTTTGCCATGAATGTGAACTTCTCAGAACCCCCGAAAGGGTTAGTGATTTCACATTCAAATAGGTTGCTTCTTGCACCGCCACCTGTTAGTTGCGCTCTGAAACTGTCAATTGTGAATGCCATTGTTTTTCTCCTTAATTTTTATTTAATTAAAATTGACCGACTACTTCGGAGAAGTCAACACCAGTTCTAACAGCAACAAAGTTCAACTGAATGAAGTTAATTGAACGAGCAGGTTTGATGTAGATATCACCAATAAACTCGTTACGGTCAATTACTTCGCCAGTATTGTTTGTTTCGTCACATACAACACGGAAGTCGTAGATACCACGGCGACCTTGTACGTCACGCAAGAACGGTTCTACCAAGTTGCGGAATTGTGAACGAGTAAACTGGTCGTTAAACTCGAATAGTGAGTACTTAGCGGCAGTAGCAATTGCTTTCTCAAGAACGATAAACAAACGACGGACGTTAATACGGTCAAATGCAGATGGTTTAGCAAGTAGTGTCTTGTCACCGAACAAGATTGTACCTTCGCCTGCGAATGTCAATACTGGGTTTACACCGTTCTTGTATAGTTCGTCACGGAAAGTTTTGCTTGGAGACCATGCTGTTTTAACAACATTCTTAATCTGACCACGGTTGAAGCCAGCAGGTGACCACCATGCATCACGTTGGTCTGTAGCACGAACAACTAGTCCAGCAACATCGCCGTTGAATGGTACCCAGCGGAATGTATCGTTGTACTTGTCGTATTGGTACTTCCAGTTGCCGTCCATGAAGGCGTAAGAAGATGAACCCAAAGTGTTACGGAATTCAACGATATCAGTTGATTCGTTACCTGCATTGTTTACACAATCTGCAAACTCTGGTGATAGGAAAGTTACACAATCCAAACGAGTTTCTGCGATTGCAATCAAGTGTAGTGCAACTGTTTGGTTAGCATCAGCACCCAAGATTAGTGAAACATCAACTTCTTCTGCGTTAGCGAACATGTCGTAACCCAAAATAACTTCTGCATCAGAAGCGGCAGTACCGTCTGCACCAGCAGATAGTGACCATGTGCTAGGAGCAGTGATAGGTGTTTCATCATAGTCTACGCCAGAAGTTGCGGTAACATCCCAATCGTTAGAACCAGCATCATGGTCCATCCAACGAATGAATGAAGAACGACGGTCTAGTACGTTTTTGTAGTTGTTAGTAGAACCATCTGAGTTCAATGCGGCTGGTGCTTTAGAAACGTAAGCGAATTTTTCGATTACTTGACCTTTAGTACCAGACCATTCACCGTCTTCGTCAATAACTGCAATGTGCAATTCATCATTGACTGCGCCACGCTTTTCAGCGTAAGGTGAAGTTGAAGGTGCGCCATCAAAAGATGTAGCATATTCCCACTGTAGTGTTACGTCTTCAGCGGTTAGGTCTGCGCTGAATGCACTGTTTAGTGTAGCACCTGCGCCAGTTACTGCGGTAACAATTTTAGTTTCGCCACCAGAAATAACTAGTGAACCTACTGCTAGAAGCGTATCAGCATCAGCAAGAGTTAGTGCAGTACCAGAAGTTGTTACTGTTGCAGTTGACTCAAATGCGGCGGCTGAAGCACAGATAGAAACTTTTAGTGAGTTACCTAGTGCGCCTGCGTATTTTGCGGCAAAAGTGCGTCCTGAGACAACATTCTGTCCGCCTTCCCAATTGCTTTCCCAATCTTCGTCATTGGCAATGAGAAGTGCATCACCACCATCTGTGGTTGCGTTTGCTTGACCGTCTTGTGCAACACGAACAACCTGTAGGCTGTTACCGTATGCTAGAAAGTTAGCGGCTGTGAAAAAAGACACTGCGGTGCTGTTGTTTGGCTTGCCGAATACATTTGCAAGTGAATCCTCATTACCGAGCAGTCTACGCTCCATAACCGGACCCCATGCGAATTCGCCAGCAATACAACCGCCAGTTGCCGCAACGGCTGGAACTACGGTAGTTAAGTCAATTTCAGTGACATTAACACCTGGGCTTAGTTGAAATGGCATATTTCATTCTCCTTAATTAATCATTTGCGTGTGAAGAATATGGGTTAATCAAATTCTTTGTTTAACACTACTATTTATCATTCTTCATTCTTTAAGATTACAAAATTATTTTATCTCACCATTTGAGATTATTGTCTGTAGACCAAACTTGTCCAGTCCCATCAACATACGTTCTGTCTATATCATTCACACCATCATCAATAAAACCGAACGGGGTTAATTCTTCATCTATCATATCACGGTTAAAGTCTTCAAGTTTTCTCCTGAAATCCATATCCGTAAGTTCTTTGAAGTACTTCTGAGTTGTCATCCAAGAAAACAACACAAGACACATAACTAAATCATCGTGACTTCCTGACTCTGCTTCATAAGATTGCGCTTTAGAAACAAATGTGTTCAACTCAGAAATTATATCAAAATCATTCAATATTAGTTGGTTGCTGACAACTAGGTCTTTCAGTGTAGAACATCCCATTCGCTTTACATGTTTTGATGTTTTAACACCAAACGTGACGTTCTTACCAAATCCAGCCCCAATTTGCTGACCTGCTCTACCCATTTGTGCAACAGATAAAACATTTTCATATTCTAGTTCTTGGTGGAGAATATCTGCCACTTGTGAACCAACATCATTAATTTCCACCAATACATATGCATCGTTATATTTAGTAGCCGCGGCTTTTACAACATTCGGATACAATAGCGGTGAAATATCTCTATTTCTATATTTGGCAACAACTTTATATGGATGTTGTGATATATCAAAAATAACAAAAGCAGAATAGTCTGCACCTGTTCCTCGTGAAGTATCAACCACCATCGCATATGCCCCATCTTGTTTGGGGTCTTCGTATATAGAAGTACCTTCTTTGTTATATTTAGCCGTTTCGTATGTTAGAGTTCTTAGTTTAGAACCTGGAATCAAAGTGTTAGAAGAACCAATGAATTCACATTCGAATTCGACACGGAATTGGTCTTCTGAAGTGTTTGCAATCTGTTCTGCTTTCCACTTCTCATCACGCCCCGGTATGTCTGACCAGTGAACGTCAACTCGTTTATAAGTGTTACGCCCCTTCTCACTATCATGCCATAACTTGTAGAACATGTTAAGACCGTTAGGAGTAGATGTGATTAGAACCTTTGTAGTTTTACCAGAAGAGATTGTTGGGTATACAGAAGCAAAGAATTCTTCTTGTAGATTGCCAGGAATGAAAGCAAACTCGTCTAAGTAAATTAAGTTGAATGAACCACCACGAACAGCAGAGGATGATGTAGCAGAACTTAGAATCTTTGAACCGTTTTCAAGTTCAAGGTTACCTTTGTTCCACTCTACAATACCCTGTTGCATCCATCTCGGCAATGCTTCATATGCTCTTTGAATGCGAGATAGAATTTCTCTTGCTTGTGATAGTTTATGTGCGAGAATCGCAATGCTATATTCTTCGTTGAAGAGAACTGCATGGAGTAGAAGTGCGGCGATTGTGATGGTCTTACCAGACTGACGAGGCACCTTACAAATCACAAAGCGATTTGCCTTTACTTTGTTGATAATATCTGTTTGGAATTCATAAGGTACAAATGGAATAAAACCCAAGTCTACGTTTACAATCTTAACGTAGTTTTCAATAAAGTACTCTGGGTCATTTGCACACTTCACCCATTCTTTTACTTGCTCTTCAGTAAATGATGTTGCTATGTTCGCCCGTTTTAGGTTTGGGTTACCTAGATAGTTCTCACTCATCTGTTGTTCTCGCCCCACCTTTTGCTAATTGCATTAGGTGCTTTTGTAGTTCTTTTGTACTACCGACAAATAGAGTATTATTCTGAACCTGTGTTTTAGGTCCATCGTATTCTTCTTTATCTATCTCTTTCTTCTTTTTGTGAATATCAATCAAGTCTTTATTGGCTTCAACCATAGTCTTAATAAGTGTACTTGCAACTTCATATGCTCTTGGTTGTTCGCTCTCTGAAGCAAGACGCAGGATTCCCTCGACTGCTTCTTCTCCAGACGCAATTAAACGAGTGATGTTTGCTCTTGCTTTATCGAAGTCTTCATCTGTTGTGCTATCTGAACTTTGTTGTTCAATAACCCTCATAGGATGTATGACTTCAGTAGCCTCAATAATTTCAGATTCGATATTGAGTGCTTCTTCAAGTTTTTCTTCTACTGATTTCTTCATGATAAGCATGAAGAAATCAGTAGAAGAAAAA